TAGAAGTGGAACTCAAGCCTATACAACAAACACCTTTACAAAAGTTCAAATTAACGAAACAACATTTGATACTGCTTCCTGTTTTGATAAGACAACAAATTATAGGTTTACCCCAAATGTTGCTGGATATTATTTAATCATGGGACAAGCAATGAGTTCTGCTGGAACTTATTTTGAAACAGATATTTATAAAAATGGTGTTTCTGCTGGTTTTACTCAAATTCTTGGTGCATATGGTATTCCAATTAGTCAAATAATTTATTTAAATGGTTCAACAGACTATGTTGAATTATATGTATTTATAACAACATCTGGAAATATTACAGCAGCAGGAACTTATTTTCAAGGTTTCTTAGCGAGCGCAGCATAATGACACTATACGACAAAATTATTTCTTTGTATCCAGAGTTAGCAAACTTTGATTTTGCTTCTGGAGTAATTACCCTACAAAACGATTCCGATGGTCGTGGTGACTACATCGCCAAGTGGGAACATCCAACATTGCCTCGGCCTACTGAGGAGCAGCTAGCATGAGTACAGTACGAGCTAACGCAATCACAGACGCTAGTGGTGGCAATACCGCTACTATAAATAGCATGACCCCTACTGCGGATAGTTTGCAGGGCTTCCGCAACCGCATCATCAATGGTGACATGAGGATTGACCAGCGTAATGCTGGTGCTGCGGTGACTGTTAATTCCGTAAACGACACTTATTCTGTTGATAGATTTCTTGGTGCTGGTCAATCAACAGATGGTGTTTTTACATTGCAGCGAAGCACAACAGCCCCAACTGGGTTTACAAACTCTTTGGTAGCAACAGTTACCACCGCTGATGCTTCTGTTGGTGCAGCACAGTATTATCTTGTTACTCAAAAAATAGAAGGATTCAATGTTTCAGATTTGGGATTTGGAACTGCCAACGCTAAAACAGTGACATTATCTTTTTGGGTCAGGTCTAGTGTTACTGGAACTTTCAGTGGCGCATTAGCAAATGGCGCATACAATCGGTCTTATCCGTTCACCTATACAATTTCATCGGCAAATACTTTTGAATACAAAACAGTAACCATTGCTGGAGATACCACCGGAACATGGCTAACTGACAACGGAATTGGGCTTCGTGTTTATTGGAATCTTGGAACCGGCGTAGATAACACAGGGACGGCAGGTGCTTGGACTGGCGCTGGAAATGTTGGGGCAGATAGTACAGTTGCTCTTATTTCCACTCTCAACGCCACTTGGTACATCACAGGCGTCCAACTTGAAGTAGGCTCTGTTGCTACACCGTTTGAGCGCAGACCGTATGGTACTGAGTTGATGTTGTGTCAGCGGTATTATGAGCAATGGCAAGGAACATCAACAAATTATAGTCCAGCCGGAACAGGACTTGCCTACGCTAATAATTCTGTTGTTTTGCCTTGGATTTATAAAGTAACAAAAAGAATAGCATCGCCTTCTTTAATTGTTTCTTCTGCGGCGGCTCTAGCACCATCAAATGGAGTTGGTAGTGTTACGGCATCAAACTCCATAGGACTTTCTGGAGTTACGCAAGTAAACGACCAATCAATGATGATTACTGTAAGTGTTGCAACAACGCCGTTTACAGTAGGGCAAGCAAGTTTGGTCTATTTAACCAATTCTTCGTCTGCATATATTGCGGTTTCTGCGGAGTTATAAAATGTATAAACATTTAAAAGACAATCAAGGAAACATATCTGGTGCAACTTTTACAAGACCAGATGGAAGTATTGTTTGTTTCGCCTTCGACCCCGCCAACACAGACTACGCAGAGTTTAAGAAGGCAGTTACGGCTGGCGCAGAATTGCAAGACGCTGATGGCAATGTGATGACTGAGCAGGCGGCACAAGAGTTTGTGAGAGGATTACCATAATGGCAAACGCATTGCGACTACGCAGAGGTACGACTGTCCAGCACGCCAGCTTCACAGGGTTAGAGGCTGAGGTTACGGTTGACACCACCAAGGACACGATCGTAGTCCATGACGGGTCTACGGCTGGCGGCATCCCTCTGGCCAAGGAGTCGCAGGCTACTACCAACGTCGCCATTACTGGTGGCTCAATCACTGGCATCACAGACCTAGCAATTGCAGACGGCGGTACTGGTGCTAGTACGGCAGCGGCAGCCAGGGTAAACCTGTTGCCATCCCTGACTAGCAACGGCAACAAGGCAGTCTATGTAAACTCAGGCGCAACAGACATTGAGTACCGTACTATTGTTACCCTGACAGACGGAGACAAGGGCGACATAACGGTGGCCTCATCTGGCACGAGCTGGACTATTGATAGTGGCGTGGTAACACCAGCCAAGATGAGCCAGCCTATAACCCGGATGACTAGCCAGAACGCAGCTAGTACATCCTTCGTAACCTTCACTAGCATCCCGTCCTGGATCAAGCGTATTACCCTGTGCCTAAACGGGATCAGCACAAGCGGAGCAGTCAACGTACTGGTCAGGCTTGGAGATGCGGGTGGCATTGAAACAACCGGGTATACCTCTGGCTCATCCCGCCTAGACTCATCCTCATTGGCCTCGGCCACATCGACCAGCGGGTTCTTACTTAACTCTAGTAACGCAGGGTATAGCCTGAGTGGTGTGATTACCATAGCCAATACCAGCGGCAACATTTGGCTAGCCTCCGGATCGGTAAGCTATTCAGGTGGAACCATTACCTGTGCTGGGGACAAGACATTGTCAGATGTCCTGACAACCGTTAGCGTACTGCCTGTTAGCGGTACATTTGACGCAGGTAGTATCAACATTATTTACGATTGAGACTATGGCTTATCACGCATCCGAAACCACCAAGCACGTTGCCGACGGCCTGTCTGTTATGACTGTACTTGGTACCCTAGCTGAGATTCTCCCGTCGATTGCGGCCCTGTTCACAATAGTCTGGACGGGTTTTCGTATATACGAAACTGACACGGTTCAGAAGTGGCTCAATAAGAAGTGACAACCATAGCTGCCAGCCTAGTCCATAAAGAGATAGCGGCTGACAGTATGTGCAGCGGCGAGGGTAGCTACTACTCCGTCTGCAAACTCAGGCAGTGGAAAGATGGCGTGGCCGGAGCTGCCGGAGATTGGGTTCAGATCCTAAAATTTTTTAACTCCATCGAGCACGGTGGAGATCTAGATTCAGACTGCGATGTCGAATGTATGGAGCTTAGAGCTGATGGCATTTGGGTGTACGAAAGTACCATCATCCCTGCTCACATCAAAGAACCTTTCTATGCGATTGGCACAGGATCAGCATACGCCTTGGCGGCTATGCACCTGGGCAAGTCGCCAAAGGAAGCCGTCGAAATCGCTGCTCTGTTTGACCCCGCTACTCGTGGGCCGATAGACGTGATAACAATAGGCGGGAAAAAAAGTGCCACTAAAAAGAGTATCTGACGAGCAAATAATTGAAGCAATGAAACGGTTCGGCAGCACTAAGCTAGCAGCCGAGCACGTTGGTATGTCTGTCCGAGCTATGGCAGACAGGAAATCTAAGATCCAAATAAGGCATGGCATTTCATTGCCGGTCTATGCGGCGACACAGGATAGCCGACGCCATTCTGTTATACCCGAGAACCGCCGGCTCATAGAGCATCGAGTAGACAATGGCCATGTGTTCATAGCTAGCGACTGTCACTACTGGCCAGGCGAGGAGACGGTAGCTCATAAGGCTTTCGTCAAACTGATAACCGAGTTCAAGCCGCAGACCTTGATTCTCAATGGCGACGTGTTCGATGGCGCCAGGATTAGCCGCTTCCCTGCCTTGATGGGTACAGATCCTCCGACCCCAAAAAAGGAGATCGAAGCTTGCCAAGACCGCCTGCACGAGATTGCAAACGCATCTAAGAACGCAATTAAATTCTGGACGTATGGCAACCATGACGTGCGCTTGTTTAACTACATTGCCGCCCATGCCCCAGACCTATCTGAGTTTAGCAACCTTTGGGATTACTTCCCTGGCTGGCATACAGGATGGCGTGTAGATATCAATGAGTCGGTAGTCATTAAGCATCGCTGGCACAATGGTATGCACGCGACGTATAACAATACACTCAAGTCTGGCCGCAGTATTATTACCGGGCATCTTCACAAGCTCCAGGTCTATCCGTACTCGGACTATGGTGGCAGGCGCTACGGGGTAGACACAGGCACGCTAGCCGAGCCTTACGGAGATCAATTTGTATATACAGAAATGAACCCGGTCAACTGGTGCTCGGGCTTCTGCGTGTTGACATTCAAGGATGGAATGATGCTACCTCCTGAGCTGTGCGAGGTCATCAATGGCAGTGCGTACTTTAGGGGACAGAAGGTCTAGCATGGATGACTTAGTAACATCGGCAAAGGGTGCGGCGCAGAGTATCAAGAGTGCAATAGCCGCAGGCAAAGAGATTGAGTCGGTCGTTACTGACATTCAAAAGCTTGGCGTCGCTGAGATACAAGCTAAGCAACAGTTCCAAAAGAAGCAACGTGTAGTCAAGGGTGACACGACAATCCTCACAGCTTTCGCGGAGTGGCGCAGATTGAAAGAGATCAAGGAAGCAGAGGACGACCTGTACCGGCAACTCGTCGAGCGCTACGGCAAGGAGAAGGCAGACTATGAGTGGAAGGATATCCAATCCATCAAGGAGCGCCAGATCAAGGAAGTCAAGGATGGCCGCGACGAGATGGGCCGTGACCTAAAGAAGCTACGCGAGCTGAAGATCATGTGCTTCATAGCCTCGCTAATTATCGTAACAACCTATTACATTTTCAAAGGACACCTGTAATGCTATCTCTTATCTCTACCCTTGGCGGTCTACTAATCTCCGGCCTACCTCGCGTCTTAGATTTTTTCCAGGATAAATCGGACAAGGCACACGAGAAGGAGCTGGCCAAGATCCAGACCGAGCGTGAGTTGGCACTTGCCGAGCGTGGCTTTATTGCACAGCAAAAGATTGAGGAGATCAGGACTGACCAGGTGGCCATGCAGACTGAGGCTCAGATGCAAAACGCCGCACTCGACCACGACAAGAAGGTTATGGAGCGTGCGAGCACCTGGGTTGTGAACTACGTTGGCACGGTACGTCCGACAGTAACTTATATCTTTGTGCTGGAACTGGTGGCCATCAACGCTTGGCTGGCTTGGAATATGTTTAAGATGCCGCATCTAGTAGCATCGGTTAGCGATGTTGAAAGGGTTGCAGAACTGATTTTCAGTTCTGATGAGCTAGCCATGTTGGGGGGAATTATAGGCTACTGGTTCGGAAGCCGTGGCTGGGCCAAGAAGTGAAAGTAAGCAAGGGTGCCATCGAAGGAATCAAAAAAGACGAAGGTGTACGACTTCGTCCCTATCGCTGTCCTGCTTTACTGTGGACTGTTGGCGTTGGTCATGTCATTGATCCTAATCATATAAGAGTAAAGCTAGATGAACGCAAAGGACTTAGTATCCCTGATGGGTGGGATCGAACTCTCACAATGGATGAGGTCAATGACATACTTGCAAAAGACCTCATTACGTTTGAGCGAGGCGTACTTAGACTATGTCCAGAAGGACTTACCCAAGGTCGCTTCGATGCTCTTGTGTCCTTCTCCTTCAACGTCGGACTAGGTAACCTTCAGCGCTCTACGATTCGGATGAAGCACAACCGCGGCGACTTCGATGGCGCCGCAGAATCATTCATGCAATGGACAAAGGCCGGAGGCAAAGAGCTCCCCGGCCTTGTCAAACGGCGCAAGCATGAGCGTGCGCTATATCTGTCATAGACCTAGTTCGTCCTTGCGCTTGGCGTAAGCCTGCGTGTGGACTAGCCGGTTCTCCATACTCATAGCCTTGAAAGCCGCCTTGTTAGCCTCGCGCAGTGAGTCTAGCTTGGCCAGCTTGTCTGCCGGTGATAGCTTGGTGGCCATGACCTTGGCGCACAGCTCGTCGTAGGATTCTGACCACTCCTTCTCAGTAGCAAACGCCTGCTTGTCCTTGCCTGGTATGTGCAGATCCCAGCCTGCGCTTTTGGGTTCCTCTGTAACATCTTCTGGCGCATCTAACACTTCGCTTGTTATAACCTGCGGCTCGTTTACAAATGCCGTGTCGGGTATGTCGTCCTCGTCAATCTCTGGCGACCAAGTGCCATTGAAATTTTCTGGCGCAGAAACCGGCGCAGGTAATGCGTCCAATGGGTTGGCTGGTTTGGCAGGTGTAATGTCCTTGGCTGGCTGATCTGATGGGTAGTCTTGCGCTTCCTCTGCGGTAATCAAACCCTTCAGCACGTCTGGGAACGCATCGCGCAAGGCAAACCCGCGAGCTCGCATCTGCATCATACGTTTTGGGTAGGCCGTCCACGGGCCTTGCTTGCCCCATAGGCCGGCACGCTTGGCATCCTCAACCGAGAACTTGGCCACGACTGGCTTCCTACCCTTGCGCTTTGCAATACAGATTGCGATAGGGTTAGACGTGCCTTCGTTCTCAAAGTATTCCTCAACGTCCTCGCAGACTGCGCTTGCCTGAACTAGCGCCATAGCTGCATCGCCGTACACGCTAGGCTTGCCGTTAATGACTGCGATATTTTGCAGAGCTTGCATTGGCGCTAGGCCAATCTCTCGACCCCATTGGCAGGCAACCATCACGTCCTCTGCCTTGCCTTGGTACTGGCGAGGCACCATGCTAGACCGAGCGAGCATCTCGCTAAACTTCATCGCCTCATCCAGAGTAGTAGGCGCAAATCCTTGGCTGACTAAGTTGCTCATTTTTTTTCCTCTAATGTTTGATTTAATAACTCAATATATTTTTTGCAATCTTTCTGTACATACCATGCTAGTTTTCTTGCATCAATGTGGAACATAGGATCTTTTCTTATTTCCTTGCAACCTCCACGTATTTTCTTAAACCCTAGCAATGCTTCCTCTGCTGCTTTGCGTAGGTCAGTCATTTCTTAGCCTCCTTGATTGTAAGTGTTGACTGGCGCACAGAGCGAGCCTCAGTAGCCGGTACTACACGCTCAGGCTGCGCCTTGTAGTGGCGCATGGGCCAGCGGATTTCGTATGACCCCACTCGCGCACATGGTGCCTCTTTTAATTTCTCCTTGAGGGCCTTCTCTAGCTCGTCAATTCTTTTTTCGGCTGCCTTGATTTTGTCTTTTTCAATTTGCAAATCCAAAATCAGATTTTCGTCGGCGGCCGGTAGCCATAGGGGGTCTGCATCCTCGTCCGCGACCGACCAGGTGCGGTTTGCATCGGCTGAGTCTATCGGCGGGTAATAGTCGATAGTTTTTGTCTCTCGGTACACGGTGAGGCGGCGCTCGAAATCTGAGACCGCCTGCTCGATGGCTTTCAGGGTCACTTCGTGGGGTGAGAATAGGTAGATGCGCATCTCGACCCCTCGGTAGAGGGTGGCCACAGCTCCCCATGAGCTGCCGGTGATTGCCATCTGTGCCTGAAGCTGGACAGGGCCGCGCCAGAGTGGCGGCTGATCCTCGACATTCGACCCCGTGAGCTTGGCCTCAAGTACGCCTAGGCCGTCTAGGATGATGCTGTTGGCGCCCAAGACGCAGATCCCGTGCTCTGGGACGTGCTCGATCCTCTGCCCTCTGCCGATTGCTGTGCCGTCTAGCGAGCAGGCAAGCCGCCAGAATTGGTGGAAGTAGGGCCGGTCGTGGCTCAAGTCTAGGTTATCCAGGCCAAGCCGTAGAGCTGCCTCCTTGAGAATGTGCGGCTCTAACGTGTTGCCCCAGCTCATCGCCTCGTTGCCAATGTCAGGACGTGGGCGGCCCTCTATTGCGTCGATGCATCCCAGCAGCGCATCATTCGGGCTCGCATACTTATTGATCCCCAGAATCGACGGCAAAAGCGAAGCGCTCGCCATGTCGTCTGGCGTTACCTTTCCAACCATGATCTCACCCCTTCTTTTTGATTAGTTGATAACGGGCGTACACTTTCCCGTCGGCGCTTACACTCTCGGTCATAATGCTGTGGCCCTGCTTGCGAAGGTCGCTAATCCTCGCGGCCAGCCTAAAACAGCCGCAGCCCTTCAACGCATCCAAAGCTGTCAGCTTTCGCCTGCGCTTGAGTGCGTCTAAGATCCATTGCTCCTGTGTCATAAAAGCCTCCTTAAATTAGAATAAAACAAATTAAAACAACCGTTAAAACAAACCCGAGCCGAAACCATAACGGCTCGCTTCCTTCGTCGAGCTCCTCATTCATCCCTAGGCGCTCCCTTCTCGAATCGCGTGTGAAAATCCATCGCTAGCCTTTCCTGCTTTCGCTTCCTGCGCTCGGCCTTGACCGTTGGATCGGTCGCAATCCCCCAGAGAATCCACAAGGCAAACACGCCGACCCAAAACAGGGTTTTCCAAAATATCTCCACGCTATGCCCTCCCGAGTACGGCTGCCACCTGACTAGCTCGCCAGGTGAGCTTGCCGGTGATTGTTTTCACGCCTCGCGCCTCAAGACCTCGGGCAATCTGCCGCAAGGATCGGCACCCGTACTGCTGGAGTTCTGCGACGGTGGCCGCGATAGCCTGATGGGCGACCAGATTGCGCTCTACCCTGGCCAGAGCTGCTGCCCTTGCTCCCTTGCTGGGGTCGCCTGACTGCCAATGCTCGCCTCGCGCCTTCTTAGCCCTCAAGGCGTCTCGCGTGCGCTCGCTGATACGTCGGGCTTCGAACTCTGCGAGAGAGGCCATAACGGTGAGAATAAGCCGTCCTGTGGCTGTGCTCGTGTCAATGTCTGGCAGGTCAATAAAACGGACAGACACGCCAGAATCAACGATTGCCAGAATCATCTTCACGTCGCGAGCCAGGCGGTCAAGCTTGGCCACTATCAGGGTCGAGCCGGTGGCCTTCGCCTGCGCCAGAGCTGCGGCGAGCTGTGGCCGGTCTGCCTTCTTGCCTGATTCCACCTCCACGTATTCTGTGGTGGGTACTTGGTCGCGTAAAAAGGCGTGAACGGCTGCCCTCTGCGCCTCCAGCCCAAGGCCCGATTGGCCCTGGCTGTCTGTGCTTACTCGGTAATATGCGACGGTCATTTGAGATCCCACGGGGACATGGTTAGAACGACGGCTGCGAGGCCGGCCAAGAGTGTAAGAATTTCAAGCATGGTCTGCCTCGTTTGAGTGGATGCGGTCATCTTCGCGTTGGCAAAATTCAGCCCAATCCTCTAGCGTGTAAAGAGTGGTGCAATCCTCGAGCGGGTAGAATTCCTCGCGGCCATCTTCTGAGCTCATCCAGCAGGCAATGATGCGATCAGATCCGAGGTCGATATACAACGAGAACGAATAGTCCTCAAGCAAAAGATACACGTTGCCGTTGCTGTTATTGACTGCGAGCTCGCCGTAACCGCTGACATCCATTTCAAGCTCTGAAGCTGCGACCAGCAAGAGGCCAGCTTTGCGTACTTCGTTGTTGCACATATTTTCATTGTGAATTTTCATTTTCAATCTCTCTTTCTGAGTAGTTGATGGGGGCCGAAGCCCCCGGTTGATTTAATTCCAGTTTTCAATATCGGTGCGAGTAACTAATGCGCCGACGAATTCAATCGTGTACTCGATTTGATCAAGCGTCGGAGTGTATAAGCTGTCGCGGTCGTGAGTGCAGCGAGTTTGCGATGTGCCTTCGCGCCACTGCAAAAGGACGTTATTGCCCTCGACTGCGCAGATTGCGTACACCTGACCCTCTGGGTGCGTATTGACTGCGACCAACTGGCCAACGTGTAAGCTGTTGCGGTTGATGGTTTTTCTCATTTCTCAATCTCCTGTTTTAGGTAGTTGAACGATATCGAAGTGATATCGCTATGTGTGACTCTACGCACCTTTTTTGGGGTTGTCAAACTGTTTTGCATCTTTTTTACTAGGGGAAACACTAAGAAATTGAAAATAATTCGGGTTTTGGGATATCCTTGCGCTATCTCATGGGGGGAATATGTCGGAAAAAGAGAAATTGAACCCGTTTCTGGTACGCCTGCGACCGGCTACGCGAGAGCTGCTAGACCGCGCGGCTCAGGATCAGAGGCGCAGCCGTGCGAGCTTGATCGACCAGGCAGTGTCCGAGATGCTGGCCAACAGGTACACCGGCACGGCAGACCGGCTTTCGGCCATGCTTAGGCGGTAATGATAGACATTCGCGACCGGCTAACCTATGCCAACGTGCTAGCCGCGCCGCTGCTTTTGCAGGAAGCAATAGACACAATCGACCATTTGCGAGCTGAGCTGGATCGGGAGCGCCGGTGGATCAAGCAGCTTGAAATCTGCCTCATGGACAGCATCGAGAGAGACAATGACAGGGAAAACGAGCAGGAATAAGGGCGCCAGAGGAGAGAGGGAGTTTGCCGAGATGCTCTCCAATGAGCTGGGCCAGGTCGTCAAGCGCAAGCTTGGCCAGGCGAGAGACGGCGGCGACGATATTCAGGTGGGGCGTTTCCGAATCGAGGTCAAGCGCAGGGAGAAGTTGGCCATTGAGGCGTGGTGCAAGCAGGTAGAGGCAGCTTGCACGGTGGCCGCAGACATTGGCGAGGATGGCCAAGTACGCGAGGATGTGCCGGTCGTGGTATTCCGGCGTAATGGCGAGCCCTGGCGAGCTGTGGTGCCGGCAAAGTGGTTCATCCAGGCTATGCGGGAGGAGCTGTGAGTCAGCCTCCCAATGCGGACGAATATCTGGTTTATCTGGCCAACAGAGCAGACGAGGCAGAGGCGCTTTTGATCAAATGCGGCGATGCAATAAACAACCTAGACGCACGGCTCCTCATGGTCGAGCGCCTGCTGGCCAAGGTCAAGCACGAGCTCGAGGGCAAGGCTTACGAGGAAATGAAAATGAAATGGTGGAATTGATGGCAAACGAGCTCCAAAAGTACGTCACCAAAAAGACGATAGAAATCACGGGCAGGCAGTGGTGCAGCCATTGTCAAATGACTAGACCAAAGGAGGGCGGGATATGGAAAACAATCGACAGCGGCAAGCGGCG